CTCCAATATAGGATGTGTGCGCCAGCCGAAGGGCGATGTGACATAAATTGTTTTAAGAGGATACATGCAATCACCTCACAATAAATGATGCTACTGCCAGCCCTACCCCAATAATCCCGGCAATCCACCCGCCCCAGTCCCTAATCCCCTGCCCGACAGAAGAGCGTCCGGACGCCTGTTCTTGTATGGCCGCTATCTCAATTTTGACTTGACCAATTTCCTCGCGGAGACCATTGTACTTGGCCACGATTTCCCGAGTCCTGGACATCTCCTGCGTTGTGAGTTTCATTTCTGTCGATAAATTTTGTATCATCAAAAACAGCGCCTTGTTGTCAAACCATTCTGCTGATTTTTCAATTAGGGTCTTATCATCCATCTCCCCCGCCCGCCTTCCGGTAACATTAGATTAATTAAATATTTATCTTTACCGTCCAGGTATCTTGGTCAAAACTCACCTGCGCTGGTTTACCGGTGAGAATGTTTAAAATCTCCTCAATGGTCCTGACTGAAACCAGAGTGCGCCCCAGCTCTGAGCCAATAAAAGCAAAAACAGCGTCACTGGTTTTGACGATTTGCCCGTTTACTTCAATGGTAGGTATGCGGTCGCCTACTGTCAGATATTTGGGCAGCACTAATTCCTTCGGCGGAATGTAATCCAAGGCAGTGTAAGCATCCATCAAAAGGGGAAATCCTAGGTCTTCTATTACATATCTGAACCAGGTGAACGGAATCTCCATATAGCCGTTTAGTGTAGGCTCAGCCGTCCCCCAGGACTGCACGACCTTGACTATTTCCTGGTCTATGTTGTAGTTGGTGGCCACCATAAAATGCCCACCTACAAAAGAACCACCTATCTCCTTGGGTACACGGCCTTTTGTTGTCCTGAAGAAATCAGACAACAGGAACATAGAAAAGCCCACCGGTTTGCTCCCATCTAAAGAGATAAGGATTTCATCCAGTGTGGGATTTCGCGTGTATGAAAGTATCCTGTTCTCAAAGGCGCTGCTCATTAGTTTTTCATCGGTAGGTATCGGACCATCGTAGTTACCCTGGTTGCTTGGATAGAGAATTCCCTGGCAAACGCCGAAAAGCCTTAAGGTATCCATGGTTGCCTTGGCCGTTGAGCCCTCCGTCCCAGGAGGGAGTCCATCGTGACGTTTGTTCATTCGGTATACAAACATTGCGGACAGTTCGGAGTATTTCCCGGTTTCTTTGGCTTGCCAGAACTCCTGGATGTAAGCACCCATCCCAGTACAATACGGAAGCTGTCCCTGGTCTTTAATTTTAAACTGAAAATCACCTATGCCACCGATTGGTTTAATATCATTAATTGTCTTACTAGGTAAGGCCCTGGATGTTAGCCAATCGGTATGCGTGTTTACACTGGGGAAAACCCCAGGCGTAAAAGAATATTTCATTTTGCTCCCCCTTTCATGGGCATAATAAAACCGCCCCAGCGTGAGGCGGCTTACTGCGCATTTTAGTCCTTTTGCGAAGCAATGTAATTGTATTCTTCCTGGGTTACCTTTCCTTCGGTTAAGAACGTATCCAGTTTAGCCAGTACAATTTTTCCAGCCACATAAAGTCTTTTCAGACTATTAATAAACATACTCATATGATACCTCCGTTAATCAATTCAAGAGTGTAAATATCTATTGCCGCTTGGATAATATCAGGATTAGCATTCATGCGCTGAGTAAGATTCGCCTCGTCTATAGCATCTTTGCGGGCTTGGTCTAAAACATAGGTTGTACCGTTCCATGTGTACCATCCTCCATTTATCCCTGCTGGCAAATGTGTTTCTTCAAGTTGTACTTCAGTGTATCCTTCATAAGGGTATTCAATAGCATCAAGGATTACATTATCTGCGTCAAGTTTCAGATACCATGTTTTCATGTTTGTCCCTCCTAACCCCATATCTTTATGACTTTTTTAATATCATCAAGTACTCCTGATTCCAGAGCATAACCCGCGCCGACAATGCCGTTAAGTTCACTGGCAAGATTATTGCTTTTATAAGCCTTTGTTGCGGTCAGTAATCCGCCTTTGTAAACAGCAACATAAGGGGAGACGTTAAGCGCTATGCTCATATATGTCCCATCAGGGCTAAACTCAACACCATTTCCATTCCCATTTGGGATAACATCCGCATCTGCTAATTTTGTAAACGTGTCATTAGTGCGTTTATAGACAGTAATATATGGTGAGGTGTTATGCGCGACAGCTAAATAAGTTCCATCAGAGCTAAACGCTACTCCGTATGCAGCACCTGTAGGTAGTGTGGCAGGAGCTGATAGGGCTGCATAACTATCTCCATTGCGTTTAAATATTTTAACACTAGCCCCCCCATCCACAGCTGCCAGGTAGGTACTATCAGGACTATATGCAATATCAGCACCTACATATTGCAGGCTTAGCGTGGCTACTTGGGCAAATGCATCTCCGTTACGCTTATAAATATAAATAACTGTAGGATTCCCATTAACTACCGCCAAATGTGTAATATCAGGACTAAAAGCAACAGGCCAAGCAGATGCTGGTAACGGATCAACATTGGCAAGTTTTGCAAATGTATCACCTGTTCGTTTATAAATAAAAACATATGGAGTTGGTACTGTACTTGCCACTAAATAAGTTCCGTCAGAGCTAAAATCTACTCCATTGATATAACTACTGGGAACGCCGCCGGTAGGATCAGTTAATTTTGTAAATGTATCTCCAGTACGTTTGTAGATTAACAAATAGGGTGAAGATGAAGTAACAACTGCCATATACACACTATCGGGACTAAAAGATATACAGTGTGCNNGGGTCGGGCTGCCCGTAGGCAATATCGTAGGATTAGCAAGTTTTAAAAAAGAGGCACCAGATCTTTTATAAATAAGAATATAAGGTGTATGCGTGCTGCCAACCACCATATAATTTCCATCGGGACTAAAGACAATTGCACGTGCAGTATCTGTGGGCAACCCCCCAATATCGTATACCCGATAGGCATTTTCCTGTGCATACGTACCGACAAGATAAACAGGGTCATTTTTATTGATGGACTCCGCAAAGGTTACATTTACCTCTGTTTGTCCTGTTATTTTAACGCCCCTCGGGCGCAAGGTAAAAAAAGTTGTGTTATCTATAACCTCCACAAACCCTTTATCTAAAGAGGTTACTGCGACATCGTCAATATCATTAAGCGGTACTTCCGTGGCTCCATCATCAAGCGATATTGTAATAGCTCCACCTGTTAAATCTTCGGAAAGGTAAAACAATAACCTATTGGTATCAGACTGCCTTTCGAGCTGAATTTGTTGAGCTACTATGGTGGGAGTTTGATACTTATAATCTGCCAAATGCCCATTAAGATTCTCCTGCACAACCCCCGCAGCAGCTTCCCCGGCAGCCTGGGCTGCATTTGCTTTAGCTGTTGCGTCGGCGGCGGCAGTCGCTTCGGCCGCGGCTTGGGCGGCGTCTGCTTTGGCCTGGGCCCCAGCACCGGTTTCTTTGGCTTCAACTACTGCAGACAAATCAAGAAGGTCTTGCTGAGTTGCATATATCAGTGACTGCTCAATTGTTGCGCTTACGTTTGCTGCATTTACAATTAGAGAGACCACATCGACTTGCTTCTCCAGAATTTCTGCTCCTTCTGGAGCTGGAATATATTCAGCCAAGGCACCGGCGTTTCCATAGCAATAAAGTATCTCTCCTTGGTCTGGATCCGTAGCAAAGAGCCCAAGTTCACGCCAATAAAAACCAGTTACCAATTGTTGGTTTGACAGCACTCCTCCGACGACTGCCTTACCTCCGGGAAGGGTTTTAAATTTATTGAGATCCAATGACTTTACCTGCTGGATTAAATCAAGTAATTCCTCAATAGCCTGCCCCCCGAGTTCCCCATCACCAACGCCAAGACGAGTAAAGTTCAACTGTATACCCGTTTGAGCTTTGGCCTGAAGCGCCCGCCCCCGGTTTGTAAATATTAATCCGCCCGAAAAACTCATAGCGCTTACACCACCTGTTCTATTGTAATAAAGTCTCCTGTCTGAATGACATTGCCGAAATATACATTCATTTCAGCCTGCATGGATATAACCACGGATTCCAACTTCGCTACACCTTGTTTAACCTTTTCTATCGCATTAGCAAAACGCGTAGCATCCTCACCCGTTACTGCAGAATTACTTGTGACTACTCTGAAATGTGGATATGTGCTACCGTACTCGTGCCAGGCTTCCATATAACCGTCTCCGAAATAATCCTGAACTACCTGTTCCACTGCATACGGAGTTCCGCGGTACAAATGGACTTTGTCACTATTTTTAACCAGGGCTCGCTTTATCTCAATTGCAGCCGTAGCATCGTACCATTCAACATGCAGTTCATAGGCCAGTTCATCCAGAATAGCTTCTGGTAGATCATCCACCTTGGATAAGAGTAAACACAAAACGAGCTTATTGACCAGTTCCTGTAATTGTGGGGTCAGGGCAGCGCATAAGGCCTGAGTTGTTTTATCTTGCTGCATAGCCAGTGTCTGCAGCTTTAATAGGTCTATTGTTTTTAAATCCATATTTCAGGCCTCCTTATAATAAGCCGCCATACGTGACTGTTACAGTATCACTCAAGGCTACCTTATCAGGATCGACTGCTGCGTAAACCGGGACTGTTATATCCGCTCGGTACACCCCGGCATTGAGTAATAATTGCCGAAGATAATCAGGGTTTATAGCCCGTCCCATTTTGCAATTCTGCCAGGACTTATATTGGTCTACCGCCCCCGCCGCACCTTCTACAGCGCTTCTTATTTGAGCTTCAAGTGCCGCATCATCCTTGCTGATATAGTAAGTGAATGTAATATCATATAACTCCTGGACAGGGACTTCGGCCGTAACTTGATCCGTCATGGGTCGTGCTTTTTTGGCACTGCAAACAGCTAAAACCTTGTCTAATACGGTTTGTGTCGGTAAGTCTCCATCTTTCATTAGGACGGATATTTTTACTTTTCCAGCCGGTATTTCAGTATAAAAAGGAGTTGGATCTACCGCTGGGTAAGCCGCCTGAAATGCAGCCAGGTTAAATTCTTTAAGTGTCTCCGGGAACACGACACTTACATCCTGGATGTTGGCGTCCGCAGTTTTTGCCCAATATATATAAGCATCTTCAGGCCCAGCTGTAGAAAACTTACTGGGGCTCTGCCGGATCCGCTCCCGGTACCCGGACCAAACATTCACTCCATCGTCATCAGGCTCGATTTCCGCGCCCTCGGAAGATGTGTTTGTATTCGCGATACTAGCCACCAAAGCTACTACATCCACCATTTGGTTTATCTGCCCGGCGGTAAACCCATTGTGGGCTGCTCCGGCCACTGTTGCTTCAGCTAAAACATCACCGGTAGTATTACCGGCGGCAATCGTCAGTAGCTGTTTCGTAGCAAAATACAGTGCCCCGTCCGGAGTCGCCCTGGTACCGGCCGGGATGGCCACCGGAATCGCTTGGGCCCCGGTAAGGATAAACCGAAGTGTCACACTGGCTTTCTGTGCCGGCAGCCGGGGAGTGTCAGTTCTTGCCCCCATGGCATCTAGTATCTCGCCGCGGGCGTACTGGAGCAGATTCTGCCTGCCAGTATCATTGAGACTGTTATAAAGAGCCACAATAACCTGCAACTCCTGCTGGAGGAAAATCCGGCGTTCGTCCCCAGGATAGAGAACTTCCCCCAAGGCCGTTTCAAAGTCATTGACCATTTTGTCAAAAATCTGTTGAGGATCCACTTGGATAAAATTGATATCATCGCTCATACCTCAATCACCACCCGATGCTGTATATTTCCGTCCCGGTCTACTCCTAAGTAAGACACACTCTTAACTTTTGCCCGAGGTTCATAAAGTGGAACGATTCGATACAGTTCCGCAATAAATTTGGCTGAAGCCTTTTTTGCCGGCATATCGAGTATGGCGGTATCAAGCCCTTTTGTTCGGTCATATGCCACTTCATACCGCCAGATATTGAAGAGATTAAAAACATTTTGGGCTATCCGCTCAATTCCTTTGGCAGCCCAATTTAAAGCGTAGGGTTTTGATGTATCAAGAATAATTTCCATGATCTCACCTCAATGCCGAAAGTATGACGTTGTTTTCTCTCTTAAGCTCCGCTTTTTCATCATTGCTGACTAAATTGTTGATATCTATTGTGGATTTTTTAACTCCAGGAGCCTTATTTGAAGCGCTTTGTTCTACACTGCCAGGCCGAACATATTCATCAAATTTAAGATTGATTTCCGCAGCCAACATATTTCCGTTACCGTCAATCACCAGATCGGTGGCCTGCACGTCGATCAAAAGCCATTTGTTTTTTCCTAAAGGCCTATTACCTAATATAAAAGGATAGGCCACACCGCCGTCTTTAATCGCTTCCCATTCCTCGATTTCCGTTCGGGAATCTACCCCGAGAGAACTCTTTAAAGAAATTTTAAAGGCCAGGGAGTTAAGTCCCGGGCCCTTGTTGTATGTCGACGGCTTCTTTCCTATAGATTCCTGTTTTTCTGTATCCAAAGTTGAGCCATATTGTAATTCATTTATAGTATAAATTTTGCTGCTTACTTCAAAAACCTTACTCCCAAAAACGGCAATTGACATTTTAACCACCACCTAATATTTGGCTATGATGATTCCATCAGCAAGACCGGAAAAGAAGGCAACGATCACCTTGTCTCCGGCCTGCAAAATATCCACATGCACTGCTTTTCCCAATGGGGGAGTTACTACATTTTCTCTCTCAGGCAAGGACACTCTTACCCCCGCCTGTTCAATGCTCGAAACAATTCCCTTAAGCAACATCAATATCCCTCCAAAGGTTTTCTCAACTGCAGGAATATTTTCTTATCAGCCTGCTTGCGTACGGCCTGGAATACATAGTATGTGCCATCCCCAAAACCAACATCGGCTATTTTAATAACGTTTCCTGCAGTGATCCCGGGATACTCTTCAACAGTACAAAACCCGGTGTTTTCTTCTTTGTTTTTGGCTCTCAAAAGATTCTTTGCAAACCGTTCGGCCTCTCCCTGGTTGGTGACATATAAATTTGTAATCTTTAGGATTGGACCCGTATGACCGCTGCCGGGCTTGAATTCCCCTTTTACATCCCCGTATGTTACCCGGCAGGATCCGTAAATGCCTGTAGATTTACTCTTAAATTTCCATGGCCCGTCAAACTGATCACGGTGAATGGTTTTGACCGAAGCCTGAGCCTCCATGTACAGCTCATCGTAGATGATAACGCTTTGTCCACTGATCTTGAGCACATACCCTTCCAACAAGCATCGCCAGGCTAAAAACTCAAAATCAGCCTGCTCAAACTGATCCACCCGAGCGTAATATTGATTCGTAATTCCGTAACTCTTCAGCTGGAAACCATATTTGCCTGCAATCTCTCCAGCAAACTCCAAGAACCGCACTTTCTCCCAGGACTTTGTATTATCCGTCTTGGCCTCTTGGGGAATGGACAATGCTTTGATAATGAATACTCCGGACTGCTGCTCCAGCTCGTCAGTATACATCAGCCCAGAACTAAAACCATCCTTGCTCAGTTTAACCTGATCGTTTTTTTGTGGCTTCCATTGGCTCCAAAGTCCTTTGGGATCATTGAAATGCATTTCCACACTGTCGGCTATCCCACCCGCATTGTCGGTAATGTCTGCCTTTTTGATATTGATAGAAGAGGTGATGTCCTTGCCTTGATAAATCAATTGCACAGATCATCACCTCTTCCAAGGAGGCAGGGTACTGGCAGCCTCCTGCTCAATAATAGGGATTCGTAATTGTATGCCGGCGACAAAAACCAGCACCCCCGCATATTGCGGATTAGCCTGGATTATGAGCCCGGCTTTCATTTCATCGTTATAAACATCAAGGGCCAAGATATCGAAGGTGTCGCCCTGTTGAGTTGTATAATTAATAAACTTAGTATCCAAAGGCAACCCGTTCCTTCCCTTCAAAATAGTCCTCAATCATAGCCATAAGTTCTTCTTTATGCCGCTGCAGCAAGGGCTCGATTTCTGCCCGATTCGCGCCATAAATTTGCGGAGCATAAACTAGTTGAACGTCTCCAGATCCTCCGGGTGCAGCGCCTATTGCTCGGGCTGTTTGACTTAACAGAGAGAGACTACGCGAATTTCTATGTAACGGAATAGCAACCTCCGGCCCAGCTTCACCAAAAATGGAAGGTTGATTTGCAAACCCGCCCGAAGCATATTCCGGCATTGGACTAGTCTGAATACTCATAGTTTCGCCACCGAGACCAAATAGCTTACCAATTGGGGCAATAAACTTTTTAAAAGCCCCCCACAGCTCCGCGGCTTTTGCACTAATAACATCCCAGTTCTTCCACAAAGCAACTCCTGCGGCTATAAGTAAACCGATTCCTATTGCAACTAGTCCTATAGGGTTAGCATTCATAGCAACATTTAGCGCCCATTGAGCAATAGTTTGTCCCTCTGTAGCTATAGCCCAAAGTTTCATTAACCTGCTTATTCCGCTGATTACTTGAAATGCAGCTAATCCTCCGGCCACTCCTATTAGTGCAGGAATAAGCCAATTGGAATTATCTGCAGCCCATTCTATACCGTCCCCTAGTAAGTTAAAAGCAATCGCAGCGTTTTGGAGGAAGGCATCAAAACTCCCGTTGGTCATTAATTCGTTAGATTTTTGCAGGAATTTCGTATAGTAAGGTAACACCTTGGACATTAACGTCGCCGCTGTTTGCTTGAGGTTTGTATCAAAAAGTCTCTGCTGGTTAGCAGCGCCATCACTGGTTTTAGCAAAGTCACCCTGAGCATCTTTTGTCACCGACATCAGATAAGAGTAACGCAAAGCCGTTTGTGAAGCCTGGTCCATATTTTGATAAGAGGTTTTGATTCCCTTAGAAAGCGCGTACGCCTCCAGATTAGCAACACTCATGTTTATACCAAGCTGCTTCAATGGCTCAGTTTCTCCGCTGATGCCTGACCTTATTTTTTGAAAAGCCTCATCCGAAGAGATGTTATAAAAGCTTGCCAGATCTCCAGACAGGCCGGTTAAATTCTGGGACATTTGCACCATACTTTGTCCGGTTAAGCCACTACTTTTCAACATAGCACCCATGGTGCCGGTGTATTGCTTTGCCTGAAGCTCAGAAAGACCAAAGCTCATTAGCGATTGTTTGGACCAATCATCTATAGCTTTAGCGTTGGCACCAAATGTGGTATCAACCACGTTTTGCACTTCTTTTAGATCTGAAGCCAGACCTAGGCCTTCCTTTCCCAATCCCATCATTTTTCCGCCGAGTCTTACGAACGCAGTGGCAGCCAAATTGCCAAAAAAGGTACCCTTGAAAATGGATTGAGTTTGCTTCAGGCCCTCTTTTAATTTCATATTCTGGCCAGAAGCTTTGAGCATGGCAGATTGAAGAGAAGGATCAATCTTGCCGGCCAGTGTAATTAACGCCCGTATTTCTTTAGTACTTGCCATTATGACGCTCCTCCTCCTTTTCTTTTCTGCGCTTTCTTAAGCAGTAGATTATAAAATTCCAATAGCTCATCTAGTGGCTGATTAAAACACCATTCAGGCGACGTTGCAGTATTTAAGGTCATGTCTGCAATAATTTTTTTAAGATCAGAATCAGGGATTATTACTCCGTATCGAGATAGAAAAAATTTCTTGCCAGCGCACCAGCTTTCCGGGCATCTTTGGCGCTGATACGGAGAACATCGCTTGTATCGATTGACGAATCGGCTTTACAAACCGCTTCTGCGAAAAGGAATAAATGATAATCAGTGTCCAGTTCTTCCATGTTGGACGGGATCCCGGCCTGCTTCATTTTTTTACCAGCGTTCATTTTATCCTTGGCCGTCATGTTTTCAAAGTCATATGGTAATTCTTTTACTTCCACCCCATTAATCATAATGGGCTTTGAAAGCTTAAAAATATTATGATCCACGATAATGCCTCCTCAAATTTAGGGCGGCCCCAGAAACAGGACCGCCCGCTTACGAATTTAACCTAAAACCGATTTTACACTTTGCATGTAATCAACGCCGTTGACCTTGTAGATATAATTAATCTTATCAATCAGCAGGACTTCCTCACCGTTGATTACGATACGGTACCGCAGCACCTCATAGTCAATTGATCCATCCATTGTAGAATTATTTTCTACTTTACCCGGATCGAATTTCTTGAAAATACCTGTAACAAAAATCTTTGTTCCTTCCGGTATCTGCTGGCCATCACTGGTCATTGCATCCTTTACAAAACGAAGTTCAATATTATGCAAACCAGGGGTGGAAAGCATCATAGAGTTTCTATTGATAGAGCGCTGACTCATCGAAAAGATCATGGAATTAAGCTGTCCACTGGAGGGAAAATCCAAAGTCCCCAATATTCCGGCTCCTTTGACCTCAGTGGTACCAGGCTCAATGGATGGAAGCTGGCAGGAGACGTTATCATCTACCTGGACTCCCGCATCAAAAACCTTATGCGCTATAATCGAGCCCGATAAAATGTCACTCATGCTTGCTCACCCCCGAACGCCGCAGTGATGCCAACGGTTGTATACTGGACCTTGGCCGTTAAGCTCTTACCTGGAGGAGTGGTTGATGTGGCGATGTCGAAATCGAAATCACCCTCCACAATATCACTTACCGGATTGCTTGTTTCAGTGAACTCCATTTTCGCGTAAAGCAGCGCTCCCCTAGAAACCAAAGAATCCAAGTGAGCTTGGTAATCGTTCAGAATGGTATCCACTCGTGCTCTGCTCATGGGCTTGTCAACCTGGAGGCCATAGCGAACCTGGAAGTCGTTCATCAGGTGATACATCATCTGCACGTTGCAGTCGAACTTATCACGCGGATCGATGTCGCCGCCGTAAGAATATGCGCCAGTGTGCGGCCCCCAAAGTACCCACCGGCCTCCCCAATATATAGCTGTCCTGATGCCGGAGCTGTTTAGGTCATTTGCCAGTACCTGATCATAAGTCAAGACTGTACCATCAGCTAAGCAGACCCCGGTAATATCTATAGGCTTGTTGGAGGGGGTTTCAAACGGGATCCCGTCATTGGACAGATTAACCATTTGCATGGTGACAGTGGTCAGTGTGGACAAATGGAACTTCCTGGTTCCTTTGAAGGCCATAGGCCAGCAAGGAGCTTCACCAGCTCCGATATAGGCGTTGGTTGACTTCCATGTTTTTGCCTTGGCAATCGTGTTTGCCGTCTCCCCGGTATCCAGATTGCTATTTACCCAGGCGTACCAGTGGCCGTTTATCTTCTGTGCAGCTGCTTTAAGTGCTGCATCCACCGTGGCTGTGTTACTCCAGCCGGGTGCGTCCAGGATAGTTGGGATTAAGTTAAGTCCCGGATAAACCAAATCAACCACCGATATACCGCTTTTGGCTCCGGTCTCGGCCACAGTTCCCCCCATGACTTCTGTAGCGGTAACATCTGACGGTTTAACCTCATCAAAAGTAACCGCCACAGGAGATACAAGAGCTGTTATTGCTTTAAGCAGCACCTTGGACCCGTCGGGGATGTATTCCACGTTAAAATCAGTCCCGAGCACTTTCCCAGCAACGGCCACGGTTTTGAGGATAACACCGTCATTCTCAATGTAACCCTGACCGTTTGTCAGCACCACGTTGGCTCCTTGGTCGGCCGTCTGCATTGTATCGGGATCCAAGACGTTGATTAACACAATCGGTCCCACCGGTTGAATTGAGTTTTTAAAGTGAGCATAAATGGCTTCGCAAAGATCAAACTCGGCCCAATTGGCATCATTGTATCCGACTT